CGCGGACCAGTGCAAGCCCGTCAACTAATAGAACAGCAATTTCCATTTTAAATAACTAGGAAGGGTGCAGAATGAGAACTCTAGTACGTTCAGTAGGACGAGCCTCAATCGGCGGAGAACCCCTTCCTAGTTCATTTAAGGCGTTTGAACAGAACAAGATTATTATACGACGTTCAGAAGTTTCTATGTTTGCGGGCGCACCAGGAGCAGGAAAATCAACACTTGCTTTAGCCCTGGCTCTCAAAACCAATGTACCAACATTGTATATCTCAGCAGATACCAATGCTCATACAATGGCGATGAGACTAGCATCTATGATTTCGGGGAAAAGTCAGTCGGATGTCGAACAGAAACTTAATACTGATGTTGGTTGGACAAAGGCAGTCCTCCAAAAAGGAAGTCACATAGTCTGGTCGTTTGAATCGTCACCAACCTTAGAAGACATTGATGAGGAAGTTCAAGCATTCGAAGAGTTGTGGGGCACTAGCCCATCTCTCATTGTCTTGGACAACCTCATGGATGTTGCAACAGATGGAGGCGAAGAGTTCGCATCTATGCGTGCAATTATGAAGGAGTTGAAGTACCTTGCGAGAGCGACTAACGCTGCAATTGTGGTTTTACATCACACTTCGGAAGCAGTTCCTGGAAATCCTTGTCAACCAAGAAGCGCCATCCAAGGCAAAGTATCCCAACTCCCTGCTCTCATTTGTACACTCGGCACAGTTGGCACATCGATGGGCGTGGCATCAGTCAAAAATCGCTACGGACGAGCAGATGCCAACGGTACGCTCATGACTTGGTTAGCATTTAATCCAGAGTATATGTACATCGACGACATTCCTGAGAACGTATGACAACTAGAAAAAGCCATAAGGCTAGAGGAGCAACTTTTGAAACAGACATCAAAGACTATTTTAGAGGACTTGGATACGACGCTGAACGCCTTGCAAGACGAGGTAGCAAAGATGAAGGCGACGTTGTTGTCCGTGCAGATTTCATTAACGCATCAATTGGCATCCTTGAATGCAAAGCCCCAGGGGCGGGCAACGCTATTGACCTCAGCGGTTGGACGAAAGAGGCTCAAACAGAAGCAGCAAATTATTCGGAAGCAAGAGCGCTTAGCAGCGCATTGGTTCTCCCAGCCGTCGTCATTAAAGCACGGGGAAAATCAATAGCGGAAGCGGTCAGGTAAATGTCAAGTGTCCATTCCACAATGACTCGCATGCAAGTGCTAGTTTCAATACAAGGCAAAACATTTTTAATTGCTTTGCTTGTGGTATGAACGGCAACAGCATACAGATTATTGCGAAGAAGGAAGGATGCGACATACGTGAAGCAAAGTCAATCGCAGAAGGAATTACTGGGCAGAGCAACAGCCAAGTACGCGGAAAATATTCATCTGGCGGAAGATTACCTAGCAAGTCGGGGAATCACAAAGGAAGTAGCACGTCAGGCGCGATTAGGCGTAGTAGAAGTGCCTGAGACGGGCCATGAGGCATACACGGGTCGCTTATCGATACCGTATATGACGAAGACAGGTGTCGTAGACATCCGCTTTCGCTCCCTCAACCCAGCAGTTGAGCCCAAGTATATGGGCATGACTGGAGCAGAGACCAAGATGTATAATGTAATAGATGTAGAAAGGGCAGGTGATTGGATTGGTGTATGCGAAGGCGAACTTGATACCATCACACTCAGTGGATGCGTCGGTATCCCTTGCGTTGGAGTTCCAGGTGCGAATTCATGGAAGAAGCACTACACACGATTACTCGCAGATTTTGAAAGAGTATTTGTATTCGCTGACGGCGACCAACCTGGCAAAGAGTTTGCAGCAGGATTGGCCCGAGAACTACCAGTTACTATCGTCAGTATGCCAGACGGGGAAGATGTCAATTCTATCTACGTCAAGCACGGTGCCGATTACATCAGAGACAAGATAGGATTGAACAGTGATTGATATTCCACAATGCAGTGTATGCGGTACTAACTTTGATAACATTTTTGATGCTATCAATCATCTCATTGAGGACGATGAAGACATCTTTGAACCAGTATACCAACTACCAAGTGGATACGCGTTGATGCTTGGGTCATTACTAGAAGAACTATATCATCATGCAGAAGAACCAGATACCATTAGGAATATAGCAGAGACTACCTACGCTACGCTGTACGCAGCACAGACAGATGTTGTAAAGATGAAGGACCTAGTACATGAGGCAATCATCAACCAACACATGTCGTCAATTGATAAAGAGTTAGAAGACCTACTAGAAGAGGATAAAGATGGCAACAATGATTGACAGGAATATGGGACAGCACATTACACCAACCTTAGTTCGTGAAGTCCATCTTGAGACTCACATGGCAGCAACAATTAAAGAACTTGGCGACTTGTTGCTTAGCAAACATAGAGATTACGGTCCAAAGAATATATCATTGGCACCTGGCGGTGCAATCAATGGTCTAAGGGTTCGTATGCACGATAAGTTGGCTCGTATCAATAACCTATACGAATACATGGAAGATACAAAAGGTTTTCAACCACAACATGAGTCATTAGAAGATTCATTTAAGGATATGGCAAATTATGCAATCATTGGATTGCTCGTCTTGAGAGGACAATGGGATGAAAATATTCGGCCCGTATAAAGGAAGTAAGCAAAATGGTGGGCGTCCAATCTATGTGTTTAAACGCAAGAAAAAAGATGGCACTACTACTACGACGTCTAGCAATAAGGCTCGCGTTGATTACGAAAAGGCTACAGGCAAGACCCTACCTAAAACCACTGACGTGGACCATAAAGATAATGGTGGCAGGGCTGGTCGTGATGGCGTTGGCAATCTCCAAGCAATGAGCCATTCAAAGAACGTTGCCAAAGAAAACAAGCGTCGCGCCAAGAAGACTATACCTAAAAAGAAAGTGGTTAAAAAGAAGCCATGAAAAAAATCGTAATCATTTCAGACCTGCAAGTGCCTTACCATGACGTAGAAGCAGTCAATGCTATAGCGAAGTTCATCAAGGCATACCAACCAGATACCGTTGTATCTTGTGGGGATGAGATGGATATGCAGACCATCAGTAAGTGGAGCAAGGGTACAGAACTAGAGTACGAACGCACCATTGGTCGTGATAGGGATATGACACGTCAAGTGCTATATGATTTAACTATCGAGCATATGGTACGAAGCAACCACACAGACAGATTGTTTAACACCGTTGCAATGAGAGCACCAGGATTACTTGGGCTACCTGAGTTGCAACTTGAGAACTTCCTTGGTCTCAAAGAATTAGAGATTGAATACCATGCTGACCCGTATGAACTAGCCCCAGGATGGTTACTCATGCATGGTGATGAAGGCAATGTGCAGCCTACAGCAGGGGCTACAGCCCTTGGTCTAGCCAAGCGTAGCGGTATGTCGGTAGCCTGTGGTCACACGCACCGTATGGGCCTTACACACCACACACAGACCTATCGTGGCGGTAAGCCCAAGACTGTATGGGGACTTGAACTGGGCAACCTCATGGACTACACCAATGCTAAATATATCAAGGCTGGGCTATTCACATGGCAACAGGGCTTTGGTATCCTCCATGTGGAGGGTAATACAGTTGTACCACAAATCGTACCAATCATCAATAAATCATTCACTGTCGAAGGCAAGACTTGGAAGTGGTGATGAACTGGGAACGCATTGAACCTTGGGATTATATCGTAGCCCATGTGGCTGATGAATATTACAAGAAGTTCAACATGGTAGACCGAGAAGACATTCGTCAGTCGTTATATGAGTGGTTTGTGTTGCATCCACTTAAGTTAACCGAGTGGGAAGCGTTCAGTAAAAAGTCTACTCAGAATCTATTGTATCGTTCGCTTCGCAATCAAGCGTTGGACTATTGTCAGTTCTGGAAAGCCAAGACACTTGGCTATGAGATGTCAGATATATTCTTCTATGATGCTGCCGTTGTTGAGGCTATCCTGCCATCAGTGTTGCGTGGCGATGTAACTGAAGCACCTAAGTTAGATTTGGGTATGCCAGGAAAACCATCTGCTCCCGCTGAAGGCGGTAATCTAATGGCTATGATGGCTGAGGTTAAGGCTGGGTTTGTAAAGTTAAGTGATGAGGATAGAAACATTCTCTATCAGAAGCATGCTAACTCAATGACCTACGGAGCAATAGCAGAAGTACTTGAATTGCCTAGCGATGATGCTGCCAGAATGCGCCATAAGCGTGCAATCAAAAGACTGATTACACGCCTTGGCGGATTCCGACCATTCCTAGATAAGGACGAATCCAGCCAAGACGGGCAGGATGAATCCGAAGAAACCAAAGATGAACAGAACGATAAGGATACCCTCGAGTAAGAGTTTATCCATAGGTCTCGTTTAAGAAGTTATGGTGTTGTTCTTTAACCTCGAAGTTGTGTGCATCCCTAGCGAACTCTAGCAAGGCACCTGGTGTAATCAGGTAGCCTCTAGAGGGGTTGGGTGGTATGTTGCAGTCGA